AGAAATGGCTAAAAGATTAGTCAAAGAGATGAAAGGTACTGGTGAATTAGCAAAACTTCCAGTTACACAAAAACAAAAATTTAAAAATGATTTTGTAAATTTTGTCAACAAAACTTTAAGCAATCCTAAAGCGTCTCAGGGGTATAAACAAGGTTTAACAGTAAGCCAAGTTAAGAAGGACATGAAAAGTGCTCTTAAAGAATTAGATAAAATAGACGACATTATTTTAAAAGGTGGACTTCCAACAGGCAGACAAACAGTAACTTTAGGCAGGCAACTACGTGATGATTTAAAGTACAGCAAAGCAACATCTGCGATTACAAAAACCAACAAAAGTAAAGAAGTAGCAGCTTATAAGAAATTAGTTAATGAAAGAGAAAAAATTAACAAGAGTAAAAAATTTAGGAATAGAGTAACCAAAAAATATTAGGAGGAAACTTTTATGCCAATGGGTAAAGGAACTTACGGAAGTAAGGTTGGTCGTCCGCCAAAGAAGAAGAAAAAGGACAAAAAGAAAAAAAAGAAAAAGTAATTGACTAAGTTATACGAAAAATCAGAATTAACGCATCATGATTTACAAAAAATGATGCTTAAGTACAGACTTTCAATCAATGAGGTATTCCAAAAAACAGGTATTCCTGTTAATCACATTAAGGGATATCTTACTGGGAGAAGAACTATACCCACTCATGTAGTGGATAGAATCAAACAGATAGGAGAAGAAAATGGCGACTGAAAAAGAAGAGCAGATTAGAGACGGACAAAATGCTCAAGTAATATTAGAAAATCCATTAGTTGTTGGAGCTTTCAACAAAATACTAAACGAAGGTTATCAACAGTGGATTTCAACTAAGGCAACAGAACAAGATGAAAGAGAAGCACTCTATCATCAACAAATAGCTGCCTTGAAATTTAAACAAGTTTTAATCAACACCATAGAAAATGGAAAATTGTTGGAAGAAGAACGTAAAAAGGAGGTTAAATAATGGCTATACCAAAAAAACCTTCTGCACATAGCGGAATTCCTGTGACTGATGTTAATTCAGCACAGCAAGCGATTCATGGTCTAATGAGTTCTCCTGAGGAGCAAAACACAGAAGACCAAGAACAAACAGAAGTAGAGGAAAATACTTCTGAAGAGGCAATGGAAAATGCCGAATCAGTTGAGACGAAAGCAGAAGACAAACCTGATACAGGCGAGTTAACTGCTGAGGATTTAGTTGATGATACTCAGACAGAAGAAGTTGAGACACCTGACACATACACCATCAGAGTTGATGGAAAAGATGTAGAGGTTACTCTCGACGAACTCAAAAATGGGTATAGCAGACAAGCTGATTACACAAGAAAAAGTCAAGTATTGGCAGAACAAAGGCAAAGGGCTGACCAAGAGTTAGCTGCCACTCAGCAAGAAAGACAGCGATACATTTCACAACTTGAACAAATAACCAAATCGGCAGATGCACAAATACAAAAGTATCAAAATACCGATTGGGATAGACTCAAGACAGATAACCCTGAAGAATATTACGCTAAGCGTGATGAATTTAGAGAGTTGAAAGAAAATAAACGAAAAGTTGAAGAGGAACGGAATAAAGTGTTGGTAAAACAACAACAAGAAACCGCTCAACAATGGCAACAGACACTGGCACATCAAACAGAAGTGTTAAGCAAAAGACTTCCTGAATGGAATGACCCTGACAAAGGTCCTAAGTTAAAACAAAACATTAAGCGTTTTGCTATGGATAAGGGTTTTACAGAAGAAGAAGTCAACAGTTTGATTGATGCAAGGTCAGTAGACGTGTTACATAAGGCAATGCTTTATGAAAATTTATTAGCAACAAAAATCTCTAAAAAGAAAACTAAGGTTGTACCTAAAGTAACAAAGCCTGGCACAGGCACTACTAAAGGTGACGTTATGAGTGAAAAGACCGCACAATTAAAACGGAGGGCTAAATCAACAGGGAAAGTAGATGATGCTGCAAAGCTCATCGAATCACTTATGAGTTAGTCCAATACTTAAACTTTTAACAAAAGGTAATCATAATGGCACAATTAACAAATACATTTGAGACTTATGATGCTGTAGGCAACAGAGAAGACTTGCAGAATGTTATTTATAACATTTCACCAACTGATACTCCATTTATGTCAAGTATTGGTACTGGAACTGCAACATTCACTAAACATGAATGGCAAACAGATACTCTAGCAGCTGCGGCAGCTAATGCTCAAGCCGAAGGAGATGATTCTCCATCTGCTGCGTTGTCAGCTACAACACGTGTCCTCAACTATACACAGATTTCATACAAACCTGTTATGGTCTCAGGCACACAAGAAAAGGTGATACACGCAGGCGTAAACTCAGAATTAGCTTATCAAATAGCTAAAGCTGGTAAAGAACTAAAAAGAGACATGGAACTTGCGATGACTGGTAAAGTAAACGCAGGTGCAGGTAGTGGAAACGGAGCATCAGCACGTACATCACGTGGTTTTGAATCTTGGACTACTACTAACAACACTTATGGTTCAGGTGGGTCAAACTCTAGTGGAGCTGTAACAGACGGCACACAAAGAGCGTTGACCGAAACAATATTAAAAACAGAAATAAAAAACTGTTATGATAATGGTGGAGACCCTGATTTATTGATTGTTGGCTCGTTCAACAAACAAAAAATATCAGGCTTTACTGGTAACAGCACAAGAATGGATATGGCAGAAGACAGAAGACTTGTTACTACCATTGACGTTTATGTTTCTGACTTTGGAGAAGTTAGAGTAATGGCAGACAGAGTTCTAAGAAGCTCAGGCAGAAGTGCTCTTGTAGTACAAAGCGATATGTTTGCAACTGGTTACTTGAGACCTTTCCAAACAATAGAATTAGCAAAAACTGGTGACGCAGAGAAGAGATTGCTCTTAGCTGAATGGACACTGGTTGCTAAGAACGAAGCATCATCAGCGACTATTGCTGACTTGACAACTTCGTAAAAAATTTAACTATCCTATAGTTAGAAGGAGGCGGTTTTATTCATACTTTCCGCCTCCACTCGGATACCAAATTAATAATGACCTTGAAGAGGTATCGCTTCGGAACGAGGGTTATTAAAACGGAGAACTTTAATGAGAACATTAAACGATTATTTTATAACAGCAAAAATTGCTGATATATCAACAGCATCAAGCACATTTGTAGCTGTACCTGATGGCGGTAAAATTATTAAAATTATTACTGCATTACAAGGAGCTATAAGCGGTGGAAACGCTGCAATTTCTTTTGAGATTGGTGGTACTGCTGTAACAGGTGGTGGCATTACAGTTGCACACTCAGGTTCAGCAGCAGGTGATGTGGACACAGCAATACCAACAGCAGCTAATGAAGTTGCAGAAGACGGAACAATCGAAATGATTACAGATGGTGGTTCTACTGGAGCTAAAATTCTGTATGTAACATTCATAATCAGGAGATAAGCATGGCAACAACCAATTATGGTTTGCGAGTTACCAACACAATCAAGAGGACTGTAAGTACAAGTTCTGCTCAAACAGCAGCAACCAACGCAAGTACAGAATATGTTAGGCTTATAGCAGACACCAATGGTGTTTTTGTTGCATTTGGTTCTAATCCTACAGCGACTACTAGCTCGACGTATCTTGCAGCTAACAATGAAGAAATCTTCAAAATTGATGGTGGTATGAAAATTGCTGCTATTGTAGCTAGTTCAACAGCAAACTTATACATAGACGAGTTGAGCGAATGAGCAAAAAACTCGATAACAACCAAATCTTTCATTGGCACGAACCAACAAAAGAAATGGCTATTGAACATATTGAGGATATACAACCCCTTATTGATTCTAACAAACGATTACAACAAGAAGACCATCACAGAAATGATGAATTTAGGCTCTCTGCTAGAGTGCCTACTACAGTTGTATACGAATGGAAAAACAAATTTGGGGTTGATATTTTTAATCCAAACCATAAAGAGGCTGTTAAAAAATTATTAAACAGCCCTGATTACAGATATTTAAAAACAACAAATAGGAGAATATAATGGCAGCACGACTTATAGCACTTGCTCTAAAAAAGGCTTACGAAAGAATGCCTAAATTAAAAAACAAAAAAAATGACGAACCTACTAGGTTTGAATTTAATGACAAAAAAAATCCTGATGAGGATGCTATTAATCATTTTATTAGAAGAAGCACAGCACTTAAAATGAATCAAGGTAAAAAATAAAATGGCACTAACAACATATTCAGAACTAAAAACAGCTATTGCTAATTGGCTTGACAGGTCTGATTTAGACGACAGAATACCTGAGTTTATACAACTTGCAGAAGCAAGACATAGAAGGGATTTCAAGATTAGAAGAATGGAAACTAGAGTAACTGCAAATACGATTGCAGATACAGAATACTATTCTTTACCTGATAATTTTGTAGCAATGCGTAATATTCAACTAAACACAGACCCAAAAACGTCGTTAGAATATTTAACGCCTGAGCAAATGGATAGAGTTAGAGCAGGAAGCAACACAGGAAAACCTAAAGCCTATTCTATTATAGGTAACAACTTCCAACTCAGACCAATACCTGATGCTGTATACGAAATAGAGATGTTATATTACAAATATTTTACAGCTTTATCAGACTCTAATACAACAAACGATATGTTGACATTTCATCCTGATTTATATTTATATGGGGCGTTGGTCGAAGCAGAACCCTATTTACAAAATGACAAACGCATACAAACATGGGCTGGGTTCTACGATAGAGCAAAACAAGATTTAATTACAACTAACGAAAGAGACCGACATTCAGGAGTAGCACCAACCACAAGAATTGACTATGGAGCTTACTAATGACTACATGGACAACTGTAAGCACTAGTAGCACTTCTTGGACTACTGTACCTGAAACAGCACAAGGTTATATCGAAACAGAAGATAACTTGTTTTTGATAGCAACCGAAGATAATGAATTAATACAACAAGAAGATAAAACAGATATAGCACCTGGTAATTGGCAAGATGTATCTGAACCTTCAACAACGACTTGGACAATACAATAAATGGCAACTAAGAAAATAACAGATTTTACAGCAACCACGACACCATTGAGTAGTGCAGTATTTCCTATCGTTCAGTCTAGTTCTAATTTAAAAGTAACACTAGGTAATATTGCAGCTAATATGCCTGATTTAACTGCAACTACTATTACATCTTCAGGTGCATTAACTGTATCAGGAAATGCTACATTTAGTGGCGATGTAACAATTTCAGGCGATGATTTATTTATGGCTACCAATACCAGTGGTGCTGCATTGATAGCTGATGGAACTAATTTTAACCCTGTTGTTATTTCAGGCGATATATCTATAGGCACTACAGGTACAGCAGCTATTGGCACAGGAGTTATTGTTAATGCAGATGTAAACACTAGTGCAGCAATAGCATTTTCTAAAATGGAAAACTTAACTGCATC